ATTATGGTACAAAAGCAGTTATGCCTGATTTGATTAAGTATGCATCATTAAGTGCAGTAGTATCTGCTTAATTGAAAGAGTTGAGCTTGAAGTTAAAATAAAAGATTAAATAAAAAGATTAAAATAAAAGAGCTTAACTTTTTATTAAGTCTGAATGGACGAAGTGATTAGCAGAATTAAACAATATGTAGTTGCTCTGTGTCCTGAATTAGAAGCCGAAACTTCACTTGATTTTATAATCTCTGATGTAGTTGATAGATTTTTGGCATATACTAACAGGCAACAGCTGGTTGCTGGTTATGAAAGGTTCTTAACTGGTACTTATTATGATAGTGATTATGTTGTTGATGTAACTGGTGAAAGATTACCGATACTTCCTATTCCTGTTGAATTAGAAAGAACACTTGCAAGAGTAGTAGTTTCTAGTTTCAAGGGAATTAAAGGTTTACTTGCTGATAATAAAGGAATTAAAAGTATATCGGACAATGGACAGTCTATTAGTTATGGAGATTATATAGAAAGCTATTTTAACTCAAAGGAAGATGATGACATTTTTGGTAGTGCAAAAACTATTATTGATAGATATAGAATACCAACGATTGTTAGAACGAACTTTACAGAAGGGAATTATAGCAATTTATAAAGAGTAATTTATAAGTCTGAATAAATGGAAATACCTGCAAGTTTTAAGAGCAAAATAAAGGATACATTTTACGATAAGGAGATAACGCCTTATACGAAAACAAGTACAGTAGACACGGACGGTTTTGCTCACGATACTATGTCTACAAAGGGAACTAGTTTCTATGGAAATGTACAGTATGGAAACTTGGCTGAATTGCAAGACCAAGAGGGTATTAAAATTGAAGCTGATTTATTGATTACAACCGACGCAGTAGTGGAACTTGGGGACATCTTGAAATATGGGAATGATTATTACCGTGTTAAGAGGTTTTTGAAATATGATAGTCATAATTTGATAGCTTGTGATAAATGGCAGTAAAGGTAGTAGCAATTAAAAACTTAGATAGGTGTATTGAAAAGTTTGAAAAAGCTGGTGATGTGGACTTGAAACCTGTTATTAGCAAGTTGACAAGGATTGTTCAAAGGGACGCTAAAATATTAGCACCTGTGGATACTGGAAACCTTATGAATCATATATTTGCTAAGACATTATCTGGTGAAACTGCTTCAAAGGCAGGACTGGGTTCTAATGCAATAGGAGTAGTTTATACAAATATTGAGTATGCGATATACCAAGAATATGGTTGGGCTAGAAACTTAAAAGACGGTAGGCATATTATATATTCTGGGAAACCTTTTATGCGACCAGCACTTAAAAAGAATGAGCAATTAATAGAAAGGTCTGTTGAAAACTATTTAAGCAATAAATTGAAAAGTATAAATAAATGATAGAGCCGAAAACAAGTATTTATAGTTTATTGAGTACGGTAGGGACTACTTATCAGGCAATGCCTGAAATAGAAGTTACTTATCCGTGTATTACATTTTCTATTGCTGAGGACAGACCTGAATATACTATGGACGGTGAAATAAGTCATCAAGTGATTATTGTGAATGTAGACTTATGGGCTGAAACAAGTACTGGAACATCTTCTATGTTAGTTGATTTGGTAACTAAAATGTTAAGTGGTGGGTACAGAATGACTGCCTGTTCTGATATACCTGTTGAGAGTGGAAGTCATTTATCTACTACTTTTGAAACGATAGTGGGTTAAGTGATAAAATAAATGAGAGAGAAAGAAATAAAGAAATAAAAGAGAGTTTAATTTATAAGTTATTTAATTTTTAATTTATAGGAAAATGGCAACTAAGAGTTTAGGAACAACATTGACAAAGACTAAGAGTGGAAGTGAAACCGAAGATTTGGTAATCGGTGGGTTAACTTCTATTGGTGAAGTCGGAGTTGAAAGCGATGAGATTGATGTAACGACACTAGATTCAACTGGTGGTTACAAAGAGTTTATTGCTGGATTTAAGGACGCTGGTGAAGTAGCACTTGCTGGGTTCATAAAAGATACTGATAGTTCACAGGCTATGTTTAACTTGGCAACAAGTCAAAGTATTGAGAAATGGACTATTGCTACACCTGATGGTGCAACTTGGGCATTTGATGCTTTTGTAAAATCTTTTAAGGAAGCAGAAGCAACAGTTGACGGTGTCAGAGGTTTTAGTGCAAGTTTAAGAATAAGTGGTGAACCTACTTATACACCTGCTGGTATATCAGTATAAGGAATTAGGGGTAGGTAACTATCCCTGTTCTTTATTAGTTAATTAGTTAGTTAAGTTAATTTGACAAATAAGATTGAAATGGAAAATGAAGAAAAGAAATACAATTTAGAAACAGACTTAGACTTTACGCCTAAGAAAATTGCTAAATTGGAAAAGGAAACTGGGAAGGCATTCTTAGATTTGCTTTCACAGTTTAGTCTGGAAAACATAAATAAGTTGGTAATGGTTGGATTAGATGTAGACGAAGATACTGCATATGAAGTAATTGGCGAGTATCTAAAAAGTAAAGATGTAACTGAATTGTTTATTTTAATTTTAGGGGAGTTACAAAAGAAAGGTTTTTTACCACGAAACCTGAAACTAGGAGAGTTACAGGGGAATATACAAAAGGAAGTCGAGAAAGTGATGTAAACGAAAGAAATAAAAAGTTTAGTGAATACTGGGAAGAAAACGAAGAAGTGGCTATAAGAGTAGGGCTTAGTTTAGAAGATTACTGGAACATAAGTCCTAAGCAATTTGAAAAGTATATTGATGTGTATATTGAAAAAGAAAAGGAGAGATTGAGAGAAGAAGATTTTATAAGTTTTAATCTTGGGAAATATATAGCTTATGGAGTGAATGAGCCGAAGAAGTACCCGAATAAACCTTTTCTGGAAGATAAAATAAAACTGAAAGCAGAAGAAGTAAATGAAACAAAGGTTATGAGTATTGAAGAAATGAAAGAAGTAATGAGAAAAAACACTTTAATTTTAGGTGGTACTATAAAGAAGAATGGCAAAGCAAACAGTAGAAGAACTTGAAGTCTTAATAACTGCTAATGCAGATAAACTAAAAGCTGAAATACAAAATACCAATTCACAACTATCACTTTTGAGTAATCAGGTAAATGGTGTTAACAAGAGTATTGGTAAAAACTTGGTTGGTTCTATTGTTAAGGCGAATGTTGTTACAAAGATTTTAGGGGCTACTTTAAGAACGGTTGCTAATATCACAAAAACAGTTGTTAAGAATACTTTTGAGTTAGGAAGTCAGTATACCAGACTAAAAACTGCTACGGAAGTTGTTACGAGTAATATGGGGTTAACTACTGAGCAGGTTAAGGAAATGCGAGATGCTTTACAAGATGCTAATACTTATGGAATTGAGGCAGAAAATGTAATTAAGACACTAGCTATGTCAGGGCTTGTTGATATGGCTGGTGCATTAAAGACTATTGATGCTAGAACTGGAAAGACGGTTCAAGGGGTAACGGCTCTTATTTTAACAATGAAAGACTTAGGTGCTACTGCTGGATTAGATAGTGCAGAAGCGATTGATAGGTTGTCAAAGTTTGTAAGAAGGGGTGAAATTGCATTTGCTGATGGAATTATTGAGATAGGGAATATAAATGTTGAGTATCAGGAATATGCTAGGCAGGTTGGAAAGAGTGTTATGCAATTAACACAAGAAGAGAGAGCAAGAGTTAGACTTAATATTGTAATGGAAGAAGGTAGGAAGTCATTAGGTGCTTATGCTTCTACAATGCAGACTTCTGGGAAAGCAGTTTTAAGTGTTGGAAATGTAGTTAAAGACATTTACGGAATGCTAGGGAGTTATTTAGAGCCGATATTTGCAAGTATAACATTATCAGTTTTTAATTTTGTTAGCTCTGTTAGAACGGCTTTAATTAGTAATGCACAGACTTTTCAGGATTGGGCAGTTAAGGTTGCTGGATATGTCGTAGCAGTAGTTAGGGTTATTGGTACTTATTTGACTGCAATACCAGTTATTGGTAAATATTTTGAAGGATTAAGTAAGTTCTCCTTGCAACCTGTCTCTGTAACAATGGGAGCAATTGAAGATAGTACAAAAGGGATTAGTAAGGGAATTGACAAGGCAACAGGAAGTGCTAAAAAACTGAGGAAAGAGTTAGCAAGATTTGATGAAATGACTGTTTTGAAAGGAGAAGAAGAAGCAGGTGGTGGCTTAGGGGGTGTGGTTGGTGGTGTAGAAACTGGAATTGGAAAGATATTTGATTTGGAAGCAATGAATGAACAGATTAGTCAGGTTAATAAAATTGCTGATAGTGTTCAAAGTGATGTACAGAAGAAAGTTGATAATATAGTGAAAATAGTTAGAGTTGCAGTTGTTGTAATCGGGGCACTTATAGGGG